TTCCGATAAACCAACAATGTCGATGCCGTATAAGAAAGTGAAATTGTTAGCTCTCGTGGTCAGCGCTGCAGGCGCTGCTACGTATGCTTATGCGAAGAGATCCGTATTGCGCGATTGCGCATCGGAGCTGTGTGAATGGCTGGCAGATAGGCCGACGATTGTGTCGGATGTCTCCCGTGATGCCTTTACTCACACCACTGTGGACCAGGTTGATGGTACTCCTGGCCACACGCACGCTAGTGCTGCCAGTTTGAGGACTGCAGCCACGAGGTTGGCACTCAACGTCGCACAATATTGCGGCGCTGATGTGTTCATAGTCGGAATGTCTAAGTCCGACCAACGCCGTGGACTGCGTGGTACTCGCAGGTGGTACTGGACGAAGGATGTTAATGCGGAAAATCGCAACGACAGGCCTGACCCTCGGGACATCCGCTTTATCTGTGATGTAGACTATTACGTCGACATGCCTGATTTGCTGGTCACTGAGGCCAAGCCCGTTCTCCTCTACACTGTAGTTCCTGAAGAAGCTACGTCTAGCGGCGAGGACGACTCCACCTTCTGGTTCAAGCTGACGGGTCATTGACTACGTTGGTTGCCGGAGGAGGGGCCTACTCGCACATGCTGTGGGATTATGCTGCTGATTCGTTTCTGGTTACGAAGCGGGTTCTTGGCATTCCCATAAGCGCTGTGGCGTATGCTGTCGAACGCAAGCAGGTGGGCAAGCATAGACAGGTGATCTTACTTGCTCCCATACGCGTGTTCAATGGACTAGCTGCCATTATGGCAAGCTATCTTCTTGACACTAAGGAGTTGGCCCGGTTCAACCCGGTTAAAGCCGGCCCCAGTGGAGAAAAGTTTGTGAGATTCAATGTGCTCTCCCCGGATGGACAATTGCTGGTGACCACAGCGCGGCCTGGAACCACGCTGTGTGCCACTGTGCCCCAGTCCGAGGATGATGCCATTGCGATCGTTGCCCGCTTAGGTACAACCAACTTGATGTTGCCGACTACAGCTAGTTGGGTCAAGGACAGAGCCACATCAGCTGTTCTTACCGACTATCACCGCAGCTGTGGTCAAAGGGCGACCTTGACGGTTTACCCTGTCGAGCAGGGCGTGAGAGCCTTCCAGTACAAACCAGCTGTGTTTGACTGCGAGGCCCGCCCAAAGCTCCAGGCATTCATGAGTCCGCTCGTTCACGGAGCGTTTGCACCGGTTCCCAATAAAGCAGGGGAGGAACAGTGCGTCAAGGGACGCATTGAAAACCTCAGAAAGCCCGAACCGAAACCAAGCAATTTCCGTGACCGCTGCATGGATGAGTTTGCGAGACTCATCGTACAAGACGTGCACCTTGAACCGGTCTGCTTCGAAGTAGTAAACGCGAAGCAGACTAGCAGTGCCCAACAACTGTCAATTGCCAAAGCAGTCCTAACCGGACAGTTCCGCAAGCTTGTGCTAAAATGCTTTTTGAAAGCTGAAGCCTATAGCGACGTCAAAGATCCCAGAAACATTTCCACATATAATGACGCCGACAAGCTTGATATGGGACAGTTCGCCTTAGCGCTAGCCCAACACATGAAGCAGTTTAAGTGGTATGGCCCTGGCAAGACGCCGGTGGAAATCGCCGACCGTGTGGCGGAAATATGTATGGCATCAGGCTTTGTCAACATTTCCGACTACCACCGCATGGACGGAACGATCTCCTACACGTTGCGCCAGGTTGATCGTGTGGTCTGTATGAAGGCCTTTACAGGCCACACTGCTAAGTTGAATGAATTACTCAAGACGAACGTTGACAATAAAGGATATCTACCAAATGGAACCACGTTCGATCAAGGACCATCGCATGGATCAGGCTGTTCCGCTACCAGCCTGTTCCAAACCCTGCGCGCAGCGTTTAACGCCTATCTTGCGTTCAGACATACCCCCCTTCGTGGGGGCACGACCTACAGCCCCGAGGAAGCCTTCGATGCTTTGGGAATCCACCTTGGTGACGACGGTATCGACGGCGATTTGCCCGTCGCGTCTCACCAGTGGGCTTCCCGAACAACTGGCCTTATCCTCGAAGCACAGGTGGTGCGCCGAGGGGAACGAGGAGTCAATTTCTTGGCACGCTACTACTCACCAGAAGTCTGGACAGGACTTCCTGATAGTATGTGTGATGTCAAGAGGCAGCTCTCGAAGTTCCACACTACGGTACGCCTCCCTACTAACGTCACGCCTGAACAAAAGTTCGTCGAGAAAGCCACGTCATACGTGGCGACGGATGGACAAACACCCGTCATCGGAGAGCTTTGCAAGAAACTGTTATTGTTGTCACCCCATCGCCCCAAGTCTATTTCTGGAATCGGTTCTTGGTGGTCTAAGTTCGACGCTTCCGTTCAATTCCCCAACAGAAATGTTGGCGGCTGGATGGACATGGAATTTGCTGATCAGTTCCCTGAGTTTGACCGACGTCAGTTCAACCAATGGTTGGATGGCGCCGGATCGGCAGAGGAGTTGCTTTCAGCTCCATTATGCGCTGAGCCCAAGCCCGCTACACCAGGAAAGTGTCCAGTCGTGGTTGATGAGACGGTCGTGCCTTCACGACCATGTGATAAAGAAGTGGCAGAGCCGGAGAAGGCCAGAGCCCCAACAATCGAAAGAGTTAAACCCCCGACGCAGGAAGAACGCTCCCGCAAGCGACAATTGCGGGCCGCAGCTGGAAAACCATCAGGGAAATCCCCCAGCCGCAAGAGCAGCCGAACACGAATGCAGTACGTGAAGGTTGAGGAGAAGAGAAAGAACTAAGTTATTGTTTAGCCTTCCCCGTGGTAGCACGTAAAACCTACGCCA